CAAGCAGGGGTTTCAAGAAAAGACGCTGTGGCTTTAGCGTCAAAGAAATTGGATTTGCAGCGTGATGCTGAACCCGATGAAAAAGCGTCAGAGAGTGACGCAATTGAAAGCCTTATGAAAGCATTACAATCAAATCAAATCAAATAGGATTAAATAAAATGAGTAAAGAAATCGAAGCCTTATCAGGCGAAATCACAAGCTTCATTGCAAAAACCAATGAAGAAGTTGCAGCACACGGCAAGATGGGTGCAAAGAATTCAGAAAGCCTTAAAGCTTTAGAAGGTAAAATTGAAGAAGTGAATGCTTCTTTGTTGAAAGCTGAACAGCGTTCTGCATCAAGCCGCGAAGCAGCGATTGAAGCCGCTCATGCACGTTCATCATTAGGCGCACAGGTTGTTAATTCTGAAGGCTTTAAAGCTTACCAGAATGGCGGCAAGTCAACTTTCATTGACGTTCAAGGCAATACAATTGTTTCTGCTCCTGCTGACAACAATGATTTAACTTCTGCTGAAGTTGCGTCACAGCGTTTACCGGGTGCTTATGGTGCTGACTTTGTACGTTATGGCATCTTGGATTCAATCACTACTGGTTCAACTGCAAGCAACTTGGTTGAATACGCACAAGAAACCACTTCAACAAATGGCGCTGCTGCTGTTGCTGAAGCGGGCGCATTACCTGCATCTGCACTTGAATTCACTTTGAAGCAAGCACCAGTTCAATTGATTGGTACTTTCTTGAAAGTTTCAAAACAGACTCGTGATGACGCACCTGCAATGATGTCTTTCATTGATAACCGTCTTTCTTACTTTGTTCGTCGTAAGTTAGAAAACGAAGTGATCAATGGTTCTGGTACTAGCCCAAGCCTTTCAGGTATTTTACAAGCTGGCAACTACACAGCACAGACTTTCACTGCTGCAACAAATGATGATTACCTTGGCCGTTTGCGTATCATGTTGACCACTCTTCAACAGTCTGGTTATGAAGCTTCAGCATTCTACATGAACCCTGCTGACATTCAGCGAATTGATTTGCAAACTGACACAACTGGTATATTCATCGGTTCTGATCCGCGAGCGTTCAACTTGCCTGTTGCTTGGGGTGTTCCAATCATCGCGTCAAACCTAGTACCTGCAAACACTGCAATTGCTGGCGATTGGGCAACTGCTTCAACTTTATTCATGCGCGACAACACAACTGTTGAAATGTTTGAACAAGATGAAGCTAACGTGCAAAGCAACCTTGTCACTATTCGTGCACAGGTTCGCGGCGCTTACGCTACATTCGCACCATCTGCGGTTGTTGCTGGCGACATCGTTACAGACATCGTTTAATTGTCTGACTTGGCTGGGGGGCATCTTGTCCCCTAGTCTTTTTTTATTAATAGGGCTGCTGATGAAATACAAGAATCAAATCAAAAGAAAGTTGACGGTTGCACCAACTGCATCAGTGATGACGGTTGCTGAAGCCAAGGCAAGACTTGCCATTGAAACAACTGAAGATGATGCTTTGATTCAAGTTATGATCAACAGCGCTGAAGATTTTTGTCAGCAATATACGGGCCGATTCTTTATAGAACAAACGGCTGAATATTCGCTTGATGAATTACAAATTGATTTAAAGTATTTAGAAATCCCAAGCCACTCAGCAACAAGCATCACATCAATCACATATACAGATTCAAGTGATTTGCTTATCACTGCAAGCTTGAATGATTTCTTTATTGATTATGATGGGATGCCTTTGCGTGTTGCACCTGTTAACACATGGCCAACAATTAGAAATAAAGGTTTTAACAATATGACCTTCACAGTTGTTGAGGGCTTTGGCGCTACATCTGCCAGTGTTCCTGCTGCAATTGTCAACGCTGTTGCTTTGCTTGTTGGGCATCAATACAAGAACAGAGAATCAGTTGTTGTTGGTACAATCGCGTCAACCTTGCCAATGGGAGTGACTGCATTCTTGGACAAGTACAGAGTTGTTTACCGCAATGATTATGGATATCAGGTTGCAGGTGTTAGCCAATGATACCAGCGGGGCAATTGAACAAGCGCATTGAGATACAGCGCAGGGTTTCAACGCAGGATAACATGGGCCAAGAAACAGAATCTTGGACTGTTCTTGCTAGTCGCAAATCATCAATCAGGATGACAGCGGGCGGCGAGACTGTAAGCACCACGGGCGAAATTGCCACCAATATGTTTGACATAAAAGTCAGATATGATTCAGTAACAAAGCAAGCGAACACAGCCGATAGGGTTGTGAATACTGAAAACCAAGATGTTTATGATATTGTGAGCGTCGATAATGTCATGGGTTTAAATACAGACATCACTTTGAAATGCCTGTACAGAAGCCGAGGCGTGACGCATTCATGAAGGTTGAGGGTTTAGCAGAAACTCAGGCGCAGTTGAAGGCACTGGCTGGGAAGCTTGGCTGGCGGGCAATGTCACAAGCCCTAGCAGCATCAGGGCGCAAGATGCGGGCGGCGGCAAAGAACAACGCACCAATTGGATCAGTTTATCACAGGACTTACAGAGGCAACCTAGTTGCGCCCGGGCATACTAAGCGATCTGTAACCTTGGTTAGATTCCCAAGGAAAAACAATAACACTGCATTGGTTGCGGTTGGTGTTAAAAAATCAGCCTATTATGCAGTTCAATTTGTGGAGCAAGGACACAAGACAAGAAACGGCGGAAGGGTTGCGCCTAGACCTTGGTTGAAGAAATCATATGATCAAACGGTTGGTGCTGTTCCTACAAAGTTCACCAGCGAACTACGCGAAAGAGTATTGAAGGCGACCCAATGAGATTAGATCAACTTTATCAGTTCATCACAGCGAACATGACCACCAAGGTTTTTCCAATCATTGTTCCTGTTGACTATACTGATGACGCTATAATATACAACTTAGACTCTGTTGAATATGATGATTCAATGGATGGTGAAACGAATTTCTATCAAGGCCGCGTGAATTTTGTAAGCGTGTCGAAAACTGCATTGTCAGCGATAGAAACATCTCAGGCATTAGAAACCTTACTTTCAGATTTTCAAGGTTTTTTAATACCCGGGGGGCAGTATGTTCAAGACACGCAATTGATTGACAAGGCGACAGTCTATGATCCAACAGCGGATTGTTTTGGCGTTTCCTTAACAGTCATTTTTTATTACAACAATTAATTAACTTTTTAACGAGGCAACAAATATGTCAACTTCAGCATACATCAAAGGATGGACTTTCAGCATAGACACTGATGGCGTTCCTTCATATTCTTTAATCCCAGAGGTCACAGAAGTTTCTGGTCTTGGCGCTTCTGTTCCATTGGTCGATGTTACACACTTTGCATCAACTTCAAAGGAATACATTGGCGGTCTTTCAGACGGTTCTGAAATTTCAGTGACTTCAAACTTCTTGGCCGATAATGCCACACAGGATCTTTTAACGGGTGCTGGCTATAACGGATCAGGCAAGACTTTTGGAATGCAGTTCACAACAACTGATGGAACTAGCACAATCACTTACACTTTTTCAGTTGTGAATTTAGGTTATGAGATTACACCAGCAATTGATGACAAGAACAGCATTGCTTACACGTTCAAAATAAGCGGCGCAATCGTAGCATCTTAATATAAACGGGGGCGCAAGCCCCTTGTTTCTTTAATTATAAAAGGCAACCCAAACCATGTTTACATTCAAGAAAAAGCAAATCCAAGTTTTAGGCCAAATGATAGATATTAAGGAACTCAGCGCGGGCGGTTTCCGCAAGTTTCAAAATGCTATCAATGACAAATCTTCTGATGAATTATTACAAATGGCTGTTCTGTTGCAACAAGGCACAGAGCAATTTTCTGCTATGTCTGAAGATGAAATTCTTGACCAGGTACCCATGGACGTAATTAATAAAATAGTTCCTGAGATTGTAAAGATCAGCGGGCTTGATGATGAGGTTGAAGAAGAAAAAAAGGATTAGATCCAGAGGTGGGTTTCTTGCACACGTTATCACTTGAACTAGGGATGACGGTAGCAAGGCTTGAATCAGAAATGAGTTCAAGAGAGCTTTCAAGCTGGAAACAATACTATTCGGAAAACCCTTTTGGCGTTTGGCGTGATAACTATCACGCAGCTATGTTGTGTTCGATCCTGTGGAATGTAAATTCAGGAAAGGGCAAAAGCAAAAAGCCTGATGATTTCATGTTCAAGACTAGGGAACAAAGAAGCACAGACACAACAAACACCACCCTTGCATCGCTGCAAGCCTTAGCCCAAAGGAAATAAAAGATGGCCAAAGATTTAGCCAAAATCAATTTAAAGCTAACCGCTGAAAATGAAGTTCTGATCAAGAAGCTTGAACAGTCTCAAAAGAAGGTTGGCAAGTTTACCAAAAAGAGCGGAAGCCGATTAAAAAAGCTTGGTTCTAAATTCGGCGGGCTTGGGAAAAAAGTTGGTTTGATGGGTGCTGCTGCTGGCCTTGCCTTGGCTGCTTTGACTGTTAAAACAATGAAGGCAACAGATGCCCTTGGTAAGACAGCGGACAAGCTTGGGGTGATGCCAGCAAAGCTTCAAGCGATACAGAGAGCGGCACAACTTACAGGTGTTGGGGTTGACACTGCAAACATGGCTCTTCAACGTATGGTTCGGAGGGTTCAAGAAGCCGCAATGGGAACAGGTGAAGCAAAGGGCGCTTTGGCTGATCTTGGACTGGAAGCCAAGGAACTTGCAAAGCTTTCAGCCGATGAGCAATTCAAGCGCATTGCTGATGCTATGGGCAACGTCAGTGAAAGCGGCGAGAAAGTCAGACTAGCCATGAAGCTGTTTGACTCTGAAGGTGTTGCATTGGTCAACACTTTAGCCCTTGGCAGCAAAGGTTTAGAAGAAATTGAAGATGACATGGATGCCCTTGGCATTTCTATGACTCGATTCAATATCTCAAAGATAGAACAAGCCAATGATGCTTTTTTAAAGGCATCACAAAACAGTCAATCCTTTGCACAATCATTTGCTGTTGCACTAGCCCCAGCCATCACGGCTGTATCTGAGAAGTTTACAGAGTTTGCAAAACAGACAGGCGGCTTTGATGCAATAGCTTTGCGAATGGTTGATGGCGTAATGACAGCCATTGGCATTTTAATGAATGGTTTTCATGGTTTAAAAATCGCTTTTCAAGGTGTTGTTGTTTTTTGGACTACTGGATTTAGTAAATTACTTTCTGGAATAAAATTTATAAAAGAGAGCTTTATAGATTTTAAAAATACGGTTCTTGGCGGTACTGAAATTGAAAGGCTGACAAGCAAAATTGCAGAGATGGAATCTGGCCTAGCTGATCTGAATGCAGGAAAAGGCTTTCAAGATATGCTTCGCCCTGAAGTCATACAGGGTATTACAAGTGAAGTTGATGGGCTGAAATTAAAACTTGCAGAACTTAAAGCTGAAGGTACTGAAGATTCTGCACTTGATGGATTTGTTGAAAAGCTGAAACAAGTTGCAGAAGATGCTAAGACAACATTACAAGAAACAATTCTTTCACCTATACCAAGTGAAACCATTGAAGCTTTAGTTGCTCAGGTTCGCGCCAAAATGGATGAAGTAGCCCTTGCAGCGGCAGAAGCATCAGTTGGTAAAACAGATCCAGCATTGCCAGCGGAAGGTGAAGGCGATGATGAAAAGGCCGCAAAAGAATTGACCTTGATGGAAACGCTGTTTCAAAACAAGTTCAGCATCAAAGAATTCTGGAAGAATAGCGAAATAGAACAAGAAGCATTGCACGAACAACAGATGCTTGCTATGACCACAAAGCATCAAGATGATTTGACAAAGGTTACTGATGCAGGTGAAAAGGCAAGGCTGAAGAAAAAGCAACTAACAGAAAAGACAGCACTGAAAACAAAACAGCAAACAGAATCACAAGAGAAAAAATCAACGGCTGCATTCTTTAAAAACGGATTAGGAGAACTAGCCAAGAACA